AATAACCTCTTCAGATTTTTCTGTCAAATTAAGGACGGGCTTTTTGTCCGACTACACCTTGGGGGAAGGTAGGAGACACTAAAAGTCTCTGTGTAGTCCTTTGTTACCCATCGGGACGATACCTCAGTACCGTCAAGAACCTTTGATGTGGGGGTGTGGGGCTGGTATCTATAGGAATTAGAGCCAGCTATAGAGTAGTTACCTACTCACATACCTACTTACTTACATATATATGTATGTAGTATGTATAAACACGCCACTAATAGGGGGCCTTTAGAAAATAACTATGAATTCCCAGGATTCCATAGGTTTATTCTATCAACCACACTGTAAACATAGGGATTGTCGTAGCACCTACCAGTGTCAATAGGGCTATTAAGCCAAAATCAAGGAGCATCTTCTTTCTTTCAGCCTTCTTACGGGCTAATTGCATACGTCTTTCACGTATGATCCTACGGTTTTTCAACATGTCCTGATAGAAGGACTCGCCTCCCCCATGATACATGATGATTTCCCTGAGTTGTTTTTCTTGCTCTTGTAGCTTGTACTTGGCGGCAGTGATCTGCAATGCCTGAGACTCTACTGAGCCTCCTGCAAGCAGCTTGGCGGCTAGTGAGGGGTTCTTAGAGGCTATCTCTGCCTCTTGTATCTGTTCTTTAGCGTCAAAGAATGCACCTATGCGGTCAGTCAAGTCCATTACATCGTGACCTGCGTTAACCGCCTTGGTGATAAATTGGACACTAGAGTGTGCGGCTTTTATTGCCATTGCTATTTCAATCATAATGTCCTCGTTAGAATGCAGTAAGGGCCTTGGGGCTGCCCCTGTTGCCTATATTGAATCCACCAATGAACTTGTCGAGTTCTGCACGTAGGACTTCATCCTTACGCTCGTTCATCATTAAGTTAACATCAGCGGCCATTTGATCGACAAAGTACTTACAGCCCATAGCGAGTACATCTAACCTATCGTCATGCGCTAGGGAGCCTCTATCTCTAGTGATCCTAGACAGTTGGTAGGTGAGCATGTAGCGTTGGGCTTGTTCTGCTGGGTACTTCTGAACACTATCGTAATCCTGCTGGACAACCTTGGGGTCTATAATGATCCGGTGTTGGTTGAACAGAGGTTCTAGTGTGTCGATGATACGTAATTCTTTCTGCTTGCTGTGGCGTACCTCTTCGATGGTGACAGAGTACGTCTGGTTAAGTATGGGCTTCAGTAGTTCTGTAAACATACCGTCACCAAAGTTACTCTCGATCAGCACCATGTTGACAGAGTGTTCTTTAGCCTTCTTTGCAAGATGCTCTAGTGCGGGGGTGGAGTAACCACCGTCAACGCCAGCACACTCGACAACGTACAAGTAACCGTTAAGCATCTTAATGACTGCGTAAGCGGTTTCATCCGAACCTCTACCTGACGGGTCAATGACCAACAGGGAACCTGTGTAGTCAACGTAGTCTCCTACAACAGCTTCTGGGGCGTAGTACTTGTCACCCGCTAGGCCAACATTAGGGAGGTCTTTAATCTCCTTCATAATGCCATACACGAGTTTCTCTGGGGCTTTCTTAGCGTCACACGACATGATCATAAGATCACTTAGCTTCAGTGGGTATTTGTTAAGGTCACTGAGGCTGGTGTCCAGCATAAACTGTAAAGCAAAGCCTGATTTACCGTAGCTGAGTTCTCGTTCTAACAAGTCATCAGCATCAAACCTCTTAGGGTCTACTGGTTGGCCGTCTAACGGCTTGTCACTATAGGACATCTTATCGTATAGGATAGGTGCTAAACGACTCCCATACGCCTTCTCAGCGCGTTCTGTGGAAGGGAAACGTGCTGGCCATACTCGCATCTTATAACCACGCTCTGTGAGTGTATTATAAAGACTCATTTCGCACTGTGGTGTGCCAAGGTAAAGTATCTTACCCTCTGGCTTGAGTACTGCATCGAATTCCTTAACAGCTTCTGCAAGACGCTCTCGCATCATGTGGGTCATGCTGTTGTTTGGTACTTCAACGTCATCGGCAATAATAATGTCTGCACGAGAACCTGTAAGCTGTCCGGTGATACCGACAGACTTAACACTAGCGGAACCTGATGCCTTGGCAGGGCCAACATCAAATGCAATCTTAGACCACCGCTGGTGATCTTTAGCGATCAGGTGACCGCACATTGGTAGTTCCATAATCAGACGTTGAGTGAATGTGGAGAAGTCATCTGCACGAGCCTTTGATGCGGAGACAACCATAAACTTAATCTCAGGATCAAGCAGTAGCTTCCACACTACAAAGGCGGCAGTGATGTAACTCTTACCAACTCCACGGAATGCCTCAATGATTGCTCGTCTAGGAGCATTCTGGAGATACTCGGCCATGTCGTATTGTACTTCTGTCGGGTCTGGTAGTGCCAGATGCTTCCATACAATAAACAGGAAGTTCCTGAAGTCGTGTAACTCTTGAGGCAGTTGTGGGTTCATCTTGAGTTCCTTGATCTGTTACGTCTCTTAGACATAATGCGTAAGTTACTAGGGGCATTATTCTGTGGGTTACGATCTACGTGATCAACGTCTCTACCTTGTACAGCGGCTGCACCCATCTTACGGATCACTTTACGCCTTGCACGTTTTCGTGCGGCATTCCGTAAGCGTTGTTCAGGTTGCTTGTGGTAGTTGTCATATTCTTTACGGTAATTTCTAGACATCTTTTTGTCCTACTATCTTCGGTTGGAACGGTAGGGCCTCTAACAAGTTACCCATGGCAGTATCTGCTTGGATAATATCGAGACTAGCGTTGTTGTCCTTTAGGAATTTAGCGGCAACGGCTAGTTCTGATGCAGTAGCTTCGCCTGACTGTACTCTTACGAGTAGGTCTTTGGCAAGTGCGGCATGCAACGTGTCGATAATTTCACGATCTTTCGACATATTAACCTCTCCTGTACGATCTTTCGACATATTAACCCCTCCATTTTGTTTTGTTAGCCCAGTAAGCGGCTGATGATTTACCTTTAGCAATGTTCTTACCGTGACGGCTTCTAAAAGCCTTACGTTGCTTGGCACTTCTGTTTGTCTTAGCCCCTTGCTCACCAAAGCGGATAATCTTTAACTTACCGCCAACTCGTGTCTTGACGACATGAGATTTAGTTTTGTGACTGGGGGTTGCTCTAGGTGTGTTTACCTTGAGGCTGTCTTTATTTAACTTAGACATTATTACTCCTTAGTAACACCAAAGCATTGCTTCGGTATCTCTGATGTCCACATGGACAAATGTTTTAGCTACACCTACGGAGAAACCCAGAGACGTTGCAAACTTAACGATCTTCATACGCTGTGAGCCTCCAGACACTTTAATGTCAGCGGCAATCCCTTTGGTATGCGTACCGCCACCATTGGGTTTATGTCTTTCCGCACTGTGCGTGGGATCACGATAACCACTGGTTATAATAAACGGGAAGCCACACACTTCTCTTAGGGTATCTAGTTTATGTATGAACTCGTCTTTAATCTCGTTGTTGCCTGTCTCCATGCAACGGAAGTCATCTTTGTCAAAGTATATGAAGTCTGTCATTTGTCTCTTTGCACTCCTTGAACTTTCTCTACGGTTCTTGAGGCAGTAAGCCCTAGCATACCAAGTATTACTGGCATCATTTGACTTAGATCAAGGACTGGGACAGTGACCTCAGACCCAAAAAGAGCCAGCGTGAAATTTGCCATTGGTATAACCAAGAAGTTACTCGCCATACCAAGTACAGCCACCCACCCAACAGCGGGTCGCCAGCCAGAAACAAAGAGCGACTTATGTGCCGCCTCCGTCTTATTAACATCAAGTTGAGCCTTCGCAAGTTCCTGCGCGTGTCTCTCAGCCATCGTACTGAGTTCAAATGCAATGGCATTCTTCTTATCTTTATCCTCTATGAATTTGTCAAGAAGGCCCGATACAGGGCCTATTAGTGATTGTAACATTATTGTCTCCTATTCTCGGAACATATAAGCGACTGACGAAGCTATAGCAGCTACGACTAACCATACGAACCTTTCAAGTACGTTTCTGGATGATGTGTTTTCGTTTACCTTTTCGGTCAAGGCATCTGTGTGTTGCTCTTGATCGTCAAGTCTATACTCATGCCTGTCAACACGCTGGTTAACTGCATCCATCCGTTCTTCCAGACGCGCTAGGGTGGCTACTACCTCCACTAGCTTGTCTATTTTGTTTTCGATTCTATCGAGGCGTTTAAGATCATCCATGTTCATCCTAGACCTCGTTAGGTTGGTTGTAACGAGCGTATGCTTTGACAGGGCCGTACTCTAAAGTATGCCTGTTAAACACAAAGCCCCAACACCAAACTACATCACAGTCAGTGTGGGTAGTAGGCGGTAGTGGATAGGCTAAACCTTTATCTTCACAGAACTGCCTAATTAGTTTAGGCGTTGCATAAGCATAATAATCTACTAAGTCATTTAAAGTCCCATCTTGGTGATGGGTATGGGCGTAAAAGTTAGATGGATTTTGAGGTAGTTCAGGAGTATCGCCATCATAATTCTTGAAAACTACCTTTAGCATCACATCTTTAGTTTCAAGATCAAACTTTAAACCGTACCAGCCTCTCAAGTTATCCATAAGATAAGATGTACCAAATCTTAGTAGCAACGCTTCACTTGGTTTTTCACCAAAATTGTAAAAGCTAATACCAGAGTTGGTATAAGGTTCTCTATAAGCAGTGTAGCTGCCAATTATATTAAACTCCCATCGCAACCATTCTTCATAATTTGGGAAGTTTTCTTGCAATTGTTCTATTAAAGGTACAGCCGCTGCTAAACCAGTGGAATAGTCTTGTCGCACTATTTGCTGGTCAACGTAGACATCATCTCTAACTTGCGTTTCCCAAACGTTTTGCATAGCCATTTCTAAAAGGGCCTGATCTATCGAAAGTTGAACATCCTCTTCGCTTAACGCACCTTTAGGAACTTCAATGTACGTAGTACCTCTGGTTAAAGTAGCGTATGACTCAGAGGCATCCAAGTCATTTACTCTAGTTGTATAATCTCTGCTAATCATGTGAACACCACCGCTTTTGTTGCGCCTGTCGTTGTACCGAAGGGGTTAGTACTTATGTTACTCCAAAACCAGCTTGTAAAGTTATTACTACCTGTTGCTCCACCAACAGCGTTGTGATTAAAAGTAGCACTACTTCGACTTAAATTTTGTCCACCTACTGACATGGTAGTGAAACCTGCGTTAGTTATAGTAGAACCATTATTTTTGATTTGTAGGATTACTGTATTGTTAGATCGCCACTGTAAATTTATGATGTACTTGTTACTTCTGATACCAAGTGTACCATCGCTAACAGAGCCTACATTTCTTGTTACATCGTAGAAAACAGGAATACCACCAAGACCTGTACCATAAAATGCGTTTACGTAATTACTACCTGCATAATAACCTACAGTTACAGTTTGAGTTTCTAGCGCATTAGACTTTCCTCGTAAGTGGCCTAAACCAACGCTTACGCTTCCAGTCCGTTGTGCCAATGCTCTAACATTGCCTTGACCAAGGCTTATAGTTGGTGTGTGGACACCTGACGTTCCTAAGTTAAGTTCTTTAGCAACACTACGTCCGGTGTCATTACCCGCTAGGCGTATATAGCCTGATGATTGTAGGGCCATTACGAACCTCCTTTAAGTTGTGCAACCTCTGCTTTAAGTTCTTTAATAGCCTCGATTAGAACGGGAATAATCTTCTCATGTTGAACCGTTAGATACTCATTATCAAATGGAGCAGGGACAACCGCATCGGGTATAACCTTCTGCACCTCTTGAGCAATAACACCTGTCTCATGCTTCATGGAAGGTAAGAAGCCTTTTTCTTCTACATCGTCTTTCCAATCATAGGTTACACCACGTAGTTGAGATACTTTATCTAAAGCATTATCAATCGTAGTTACATTATCCTTTAAACGCTCGTCAGATGCGTAGGCGGTGACGTTGCCTCGGAATTGCCAATCGTTGTTGCTAACACTATTCCTTGCAGTCCAAATGGGAGTGTTGCTATTTCTTCTAAATAAAGCAATTTGATCTGCGACGTAAGAGACAGGTCTCCGATTTCATCGAGA